TTACATCCTCAACGGACATATCCCAAATGCCCGCCAACAATTCTAAATTCTCCTCGGTAGCTTCTGATTTCAATTGTTGACCGTTTTTATATAGTTTTTCCAGAGTGCTGCGTGGAGGATTAACCCAAACACGGATCGTCCCCTCCCCAAACTCCGGAGCATACTCCCTCAATATAATCTTCTTCCAAATCTTCGGAATCTCAATCCTCATTCTAAAACCTCAATCCTAAATCCTAAAGTCTAAATCCTAAATACTATTCCGATCCGTAATCACCTGCGCCTGCAGAATTTTTCCACCAGTGGCATCGTACTTCGGGTGCAAAATTGCGGTCCATAAATTATTTCCATTGCTCGCACTGGCTAACGGAATCACGGTTTCCCAGGTACCACATAAATCCAGTTGCAACATGTGATAAACACCAGTCCCAATTCGCGGACCCAAAATTTTCAAGCGCACAACCTGTAACGTCTGATCATTCATGGCATCGAAAATGGCCACTGCATTCGCATTCCCCTCAAACGTAAACGCACCCATAAACCCGATCGGTCCCTGTCCGTGGGTATCATAATACTCTTCTCCGGATCCATGGAATTTCGGGTGCATTCCAGTCAAAAGATCAATGTCATATGCTCGCAAGGTACCTGTTTTTTCAGTGGATCCAACACCCGCCCAGGTCGTATCCAGGAAAAATTGTGTCTTTTTACTGTTAATCGTGTGCAACGTCGGGATGGTCAGTCCAGTGGTAAAACTGGCTTTTGTGTTCTGCCTACCAAAATAATTAGCTTCAATCCGCATCGCACTATCCCCACCGTCCTGGTTACATTCTCCGGAGAATTTCATACGATCAAACATCACATATTCTGTCTCGATCATAATTTCATCATCGCCACGCTCCAGGGTGATGGAATCGGTCTCATTGTCCGTGTCATCCAGTGCAGGGTCATAATCCCACAAATAATCGTCCTGATCTACCGTCTGCTCCACGGGCGTGATATTTCCCTGCAACCCGCAGGAAAACAGCATCGGCAAGCTCTGAAAATAAGCTGAATCCCAATTCAGCTTATCTCGTACCAATCGCCCAGCAATGTAAGAACGCACTGCATCCACATTCACCCCCACATCCTCACGCGGATATGTTGGTTTCCGATCTGGTTGAATCGGAGGTACGATCACCGGCATTAAACGGGTTGCTGCCACCGCAGTTCCGTGCACCGTTTCTAAACCATATTGCATTTTTCTCAATTTCTCAACAGCCATCTCTCACCTCATTTTCTTTAAGTCTCTTCCGGTCTTCGGTCTCCCGTCCCCGGTCTTTTCCTTTAGCCTTTTGCCTTTTGCCTTTAGCCTTTCAACTGCCTGCCCCGCCACCGCAGGGGTCAACTGTCAACTGTCAACCCATTCATGATTTCCTTCACCTGCCAGCTCACCACCAATCCCAAATGCGGATCCTCACTTCCATACCGCAGCACACCCAGCGTGATCGGGTTATTGGCTGCCAGTAAAAAATGCTCCACTGCGCCACCCAGCTGCAAATTGGCCGCGGCTGCCACAATAATCTTTTCAAGAAACGTCAAAATAAATGGATAATTACTCTTCGAAACATTCTTTACCAGGTGAAACTCACTCATCCCGTCATAAATGGCAATACACGGACCACCCGCGGAATACTGGATTTTCGGTGCACGGGTCACCAGATTGAGCACACATGGAAACTCACTCAAACTCTCCGGGTACTCAGCCCGCGAGAAAATTTTATACGATTTCAAACTACCCCCTTTCCCGTTATCCATCGTCCCCCACACCTCAGCAACCTTATCAATCCAATCTGTGATCATCTTTACGCCCTCTTTAATTCTTTAACTTTGCGCCTTCTTATTTTTAAATCTTTGCGTCTCTGCGTCCTAAATCTTTTCATCAAATCACCGGAACAAAATAATTATTCTCAATCTGCTCAATCACCGACTTTGGGAACTCATTGAAATAGAACGTCTCCCCGGTCTCAGCGCTCCCGACCTTCCCGGCAAATCCGGAATCAGCTTTTTTCAGCATCAGCGCAGCAATCTGCTTGCACAGGTAATTCACATCCGCAGGAACGGTATATCGACTCACAGCCTTTGAGGTATGCGCAGCTGCACTCGTACCATTCACGCCCCGTTCCACGTTGAAAGTCCGGTACACATACACATCCAGATTCGTCAAATGCGCCACCCTGGCGGTCCGGTTCCAACCACGTTCCACCAGTAAATCATTCCCGGAAATATCACGTACCAGCATCTGTTCAAACTCAACCCGGATCACCTCACCAATCTTCACCTTCGTTCCATCCAGCACGGTAACCTGGTTATCCTCAGCGTCAAGTGCCTCATTCGTATTTGTGGTCGAATCCGTCGCAGCGCCAATCCTTGTCACCAGTTCCTGCTCTGATTCAATCAATAAAACCGCTCCAGGAGAAATTGCGCTCGCGTCATCTACCACCAATGTTGTCGCGCTGTCCGTCTGGCTCGCCACTGTCGCGCCAGTGCTCTGCGATTTTTCCCACAGTCCCCAGGTACCTGAAATCGAAACAGATCTGGCAATCCTGGGAAAATAAAACACCGTGTCAGAATCCGGATGAACCTTAATCCGCATATACGGACCATTCACCCACAGTTTATTCTGTGGGTACAGGATATAATCCCCGCTGGCCAGTTCGTCATCACCCACCAGAATTTCTGATACGCTCAATACTGCTGGCACCAACAATTCCTGTGATGACTCTCCATCAAAATATTTGGTTTCCGACATCGGAATGAAATTTCCGAATCGGTTCAAAATCCACTGGCTGGCTGATAGAATCATGTCATACACACGCTGAGCGCCATGATTTCGCAACCCCTCATGCTCCAGATCATTCAATAATTCCTGTACCGTACAATAAACCTGTCCCATACTCAATCCTCAATCCTAAATCCTAAATCCTAAATCCTGACCCCTAACCCCTAACGCCTATTTGATAGTCCGTTCGCGATATTCTCCAATGCCTCCGCGAAATATTCCTTTACATCACCGACACTTTTTTCAAAGCCTTTCTTCAAAAACTCACGAGCCTTGATCCCTTCCCTGGCGATCTTCCTTGCCACCAGGAAACTCACACTCCGGATCTTTGCCTCGTCTGTCTCACCACGCAATATCACCCGCTTTACCCAGGCAGTGATCGGCTCCATCGGTGGGAACCTGCCACCAGGTTCTCGTCCAAATTCCATCACTTTCGGATATTCCTCACTACTCAACGAGGATCCAATACGACCAATAATCGAAAAAGCGGAAATCTCCTGCACCTCAGACCCGATCGATCCTAGTAATCGACCACGATCCACAGGCACAAATGGAAGGACATTTTGCTCGATTTTTGTCACAGATTTGTTCATCGCAATCATCAACTCACGATTCGACAACTCCTCATAAGACTCAAGCAAAGCGATCTGCTCGCTCAATCCTTCCACCTCGATCTCGTACCCGACAATCATTTACAACCTCAGATATCGTATCGTGGCAGTTAAGGCAGGGTTTAATGCATCACACTGCGCAATCGCAAAATTCAGCGTCCCATTAACCGCAAATCGATCATGGCTGTTAGTAATGTCTGCTTTTGCGTTATCGACTAATTTCTGCCTTGGAGCGAACAACCCATCTGTCTTGCTGTCAGAAACCGTCAAAATGGTATTCCCATCAACATCTGTAATGGTCACATCGGTAGTCGCGGGTGCAGAGGCGTGATAATCCAGTTTTATATCCAGTAAAAAGCCATTCATCGCACGGGATTTTTTACTACCAATCGCAGCGCCAGCCTCCCCAGCTGTCACAACTTCAACTTTTTCAGTTACGATTTCCATTTTTCACCGCCTTAAAAACTTGTTTATCAATTGGCTCCTGTTTGTGGTTTTTTTCCGCCTTACGCGAAAATTCAGCCTCCGCAACCATTCGATTTTCCTTCAAATGAGTCTTCGATCCTACTTCCTCCAAAACCCCGGGAGAATCGCGATTAATCGCCTCAGCCATATCCTCACGCAGATCCACAACATCGCCCTTCAACCACGGCCCCCCCAGGCTGCTTTTGTAATTCCACTTGAACTTGTACTTCATCTCTTCCTCCGTCTCGCTTGTAAGGGTAAAGCAATCAACTTTTCGATTGCTTTACCCTCTTTCCTCAAACCTAAAACCTAAAACCTAAATCCTAGAATGGATCAATCGTCTATCACATCACCGACATCCAGCATGTACGCCAGCACATACCCTTCACCGGCAGTGATCGCCTGATCAGGGAGAACCACATCGATCGTATCTGCTGCGGTGTACAACTTCCCTGAACCGGAATACGCTGCTGTGTTGGTCTCTGTCCCGGCGTACGCACCAGCAGTATCCTCTGAGACATCGACGTTATCCACCCAGCCATCCGGATTATCACCATCTCCCACATCTATGGTTGGGGTGCCGCCTTCAAAGGGAGTGGTCACAATACACACCACACCCAACGGAGGAATAAACGTATTCGGTGGAACATCCAATACCGCTTTTGTGCTGTTCTTATCAGCAAACGTGAATTTCCTACTTCTAACCCACCGTCCTAATAATCCATATTGCCCGCTTGAACTTTCCATTGTTTTTGTCCTTTCCTAACGCCTAAAGCCTAAGGTCTAAAGCCTAACCCCTAGCTACTCGCTCCAACTAACCCAAACCATTTCACCCCATCACACCAGCAGATAATCGCCTCTGCCTGGGTTGGAGTTCCAATAGTCGCACCGCCATCATCCTTTACTGTGATGACCTCTGCGGCATT